AAAAATCTTTAATTGCGTTTATGGAAGAAATTGGATACCAGTGTCTTAATTATTGCAATCTGGAAGATACAATCAGAAAAGATAAAATAAATAAGCCGAATATATTAACAGGAATATTCAAAAAGAAAGATTAAAAAAGAGAATAAAAAGTAAAAAATTATAAAAAAGGTCTTTATTTTTAATGAAAAAAATCCTATATCAGCGTTGGGGTGGGCTTGGTGATAATTTACAATTTTCAACATTAGCTCAAAAATTAACCGAACAAGGACATGACTTTTTTATTTCTGATAAAAATGTATATAGGCATAATGAAATATATGATTTGGTATGGAAAATAAATCCATACGTGAAAGGAATCAGCTCAGACCAATCAAATTGCGGAGCTTGTAAATACAATATAGTAAATCATACTAAATCTGTAATATATAATCAAGAAATTTCTCACGGAGTGGAGCCAACAGATGAAATTCCTAAAATTTTTTACACTCCTAAATATATAAAAGAACTAAAAGACACTGTGATTGTTGATCTTGGATCCTTCGCGACAAACCCTTTAGCACCGGATAATTTTTCAGATTTTTTGAGAGAAAAATTTAAAAATAAAAAAATACTAATTACAAAATTCAATAATAAAATGAATTATACCAAAAGAAAAGTAGATTTTTCAAATGACGGAGACATAGGAATAAATTCTATTTTTTCTTACTGCGATATTATTCATAGCTGTTTCCATTTTATTTGTTCTTATAGTGGACAATCTGTTTTAGCATCCGCTTTAAACAAAACAGAAACCTTGTGTTTTCAAAAAAACGAATGGATATCCGGGTATAATTTTCCTAACATAAAATATCAAGTTGTACAAAACGGAAAAGTAGTTAAAAATTTAATAGGTCAAAAACTAATAAAATGAAAGTATACAACAAAACATTACTAAATAAGCTCAAATTTAAATTCAAAAATTGTGAGTTGATCGAGGAAAATTACTCTCAATCATACCAAGACATGTTCGTCTTAACCATGCTTGACGGTAAAAAAAATGGAACATTTGTTGAAATCGGAGCGTCTGAAGCAAAAAGCATAAGCAATACATATTTATTAGAAAAAAAATTTGATTGGAATGGCATATCTATAGATATACAAGATATGAGTAAATCTTTTTTAGAGCATTCTAGAAAAAGCACTTTAATTATCAAAGACGCATTATCTATTGATTATGAAAAATTATTTATCGATAATTCTTTACCTACAATAATAGATTATTTACAACTTGATATAGAACCTCCTCTGAATACGCTAAAATGTTTAAAAAAAATACCATTCAATAAATATAAATTTTCAATAATCACTTATGAAACTGAAATTTATTATGCTTCAGAAGAAATAAAAAAAGAAAGTAGAAAAATAATTGAAAGCAATGGTTACGAATTGATTGTTGGTGATGTATGCAATCATGGAAACGATCCGTATGAAGATTGGTATGTTCATCCAGAACTGGTTGATAAAAAAATAATAGAAATAATGAAAAACTCTAGAGATTCTAAATATACACCAGACAAAATTTTCCTAAATGAACAATAAAGTTTTAATTCATCAACCGTATAAGTACGGAGATTTTATATACACAATTCCAATAGCGCAAAAACTGTCTTCGTTAGGGTATGAAGTTTATTTTCCATATTGTGACCACACTTCAGATTTGATAGAATACATAGAAGGAGTTAATTTTTTTAAGATTGGATCGCAAGATGTAGAAAAAAGTCGAGAATTCGCTAAAGAAAATAATTGCATTTTTATAAATCTACAGTTTCCTCTTGGATCTAAAAACTCACCTCAATTATACTTAGGCGAATTATATAATGATCAAAGAAAATACGCATATGCAGAAAGCGTATTAAAATGCGGAATAAAACACGAAGATAGATATGATTTAAAATGGAAAAGAAATCTTGAGAAAGAAAAAAAACTTCAATCTTTATTAAAGATAGATCTAAATGAAAAATATGATATTTGTCATTTAGTTAGAGATAGCATGGCAATTCAGAAATTTCCATTCGTACCTGAATACAAAACGATACATATAGATAAAATAAATGGATTTTCTTTGTTTGACTGGTATCCAATAATTTTAAATGCACAAAGAATTTATGCCGTTCAAAGCTCGGGTTACGCTTTTATAGATTGCATCAGAAAACATTTAAAACATAATGAGCTATATCTTCTTAATGATCCTTCTGAATATGACAGACAGGCAATTTCTGCGATAGAATGGAAGTTTGACTTTTTTATTAAGAAAAGATTGGTTTTGTTTGATATGAATGGTAATTCTATAATCTATAACTTAGCTGAATAAATGAATAACATACTAATAACAGGCGGCGGCGGAGGGCTCGGATCAGCTTTTAAAAAAAAGCTTAATAACAGTCAATTCAAAATATTTACTCATTCTTGTTACAGCGAGTCAGATATAAAAGCCGATTTCACGCAAGAAAAAGATATTAAAAAAGTAAGAAAATTTATACTAGACAATAAAATAAATTATTTAATAAATAACGCTGGATTGTATTCAAATAAAACAATAGAAAATATTTCAGTAAAAGAAATAAACGATATAATAAAAGTTAATCTTTTAACTCCAATTATTCTATCAAAATACATATACGAATCTGTAAAACAAAATAAAACAAACGGATTAATAGTTAATATCAATTCTTTAGCTGGAAAATATCCAAGCTATGTTGAAAGTGTTTATTGCGCTTCCAAATTTGGCTTGACTGGTTTTGGTAGCTGTCTATCAATAAATCAAAAAAAATCAAATGTTAAAATAATAGATTGTCATATTGGAGCTATGAAAACAAAAATGACATCAGATAGAGAAAACAAAGATTCGCTCATGGATCCAGAAGAAGTTGCAAATTTCATAATTGACATTTTAACATCAAAAACCCAATATACTTTGTCATCTTTCGAACTTAGAAACTCAAAATGAAAGCAGCAATTCTCACAGAAATAAATGCGCCTTTAAAAATTAAAGACATTGAACTAACCGATTTGAAAATCGGACAAGTTTTAGTAAAAATTATCAAAAGCGGTCTTTGCGGAGCGCAAATTCAAGAAATTAAAGGACTAAAAGGAAATGCAAAATTCTTACCCCATTTACTCGGCCATGAAGGATGTGGAATAGTTCAAGAAATCGGAGATGGAGTAACTAAAGTTAAAAAAGGAGATAAAGTTGTGCTACATTGGAGAAAAAGCTCAGGGATTGAGTCTGATTTTCCATCCTATATTTTAGACGGTAAAAAAATATCAAGTGGCAAAATAACTACTTTATCTGAATACTCAATAGTTTCAGAGAATAGAATGACCAAAGTATCGCACGACATTTCTGACGACTTTTGTGCTTTATTAGGATGTGGTCTTTCTACTGGAATAAGTATTGTAAACAAAGAAGCAAACATCAAATTTGGAGAAAGCGTTCTAGTTCTTGGGTGCGGAGGAGTTGGTCTAAACTGTATATTTGCATCTAAACTATCGCATGCAACCCCAATCGTAGGGGTTGACATTAGTCCATATAAAGAAAATTTAACGATAAAAAACGGCGGCGAATTTTATGAAATTAATAATTTAGAATTTTTATTCAATAAATATAAAAAATTTGACTGCATTATAGACACTACCGGTAATTTTGATCTGGTTTCAAAATGCATCCCTTATTTATCTGAGCAAGGAAGAGTCATATTCGTTTCTCAACCGAAAGAAAACTCTTCTCTTGTAGTCGCTAACCCAATAAATTTCTTTTCAACCAACGGTTTGTCTTTTAAAACAACACAAGCTGGAGGATTCGATCCTGAATTAGATATCCCAAGATATATAAAATTGTATTTAAATAAAACAATAAACGTTGACAATGTAATAACTGACTATTATAATCTTGAAGAAATCAACGAAGCTATTTTAAAATTATCAAGTGGAACTTCAGGAAGAATAATGATTAACATATGAATTACATCACAAAACAAGGTTTAATAGATTTTGAAAACGAAATTATCGAACTCTATAAAGATTGCAAGTTGCCATTCTTATTTCACCTTTCTGGAGGAAATGAAGATCAGTTAATTGAAATTTTTAAAAATATTAAAGATGGAGACTATGTAATCTCAAATCACAGAAATCATTATCACGCTTTGCTATCTGGTATCCCGCCTGAAGAATTAAAACAAAAAATCATCGATGGTAGAAGTATGTTTGTTTACGATAGAAAGCGCAATTTTTTTACTTCAGCAATTATCGGAGGAACTCCAGCTATCGCCGCTGGAATCGCTTTAGCTCTTAAACGGAAAGGATCTTCTCAAAAAGTTTGGTGTTTTATCGGAGATGGCACGGAAGATTCTGGACATCTTTTTGAAGCTGCGAGGTACGTTTCTGGATTCAATTTACCTTGTACTTTTATTGTTGAAGATAATAATAGGTCTGTTTGTACGCCAAAAAATGAACGCTGGGGCGAAGCTTCTTATCCATTAATGCCTTCATGCGTAATTAGGTATCAATACGATATTACTTATCCTCATGCAAGAATTGATGCCCCTATTGATTTAAAGAGAACGAAACAAAAAACAGATGCGGAGTATTTTCCTCATCTTACGCCAGAAAGTTTTCCAAATTTTGAAATAAACCCAGATATTTCATTCAAAAACGCTGTAACACAAGCAATGACTGAAATTGGAAATGCTAATTCCGTATTTATAGGTTATAATGTAAAACGCGGAAACGCAATGGGCAATCTTGTAAATGTAGACGATAATAAAAAAATCGAAACTCCTGTAGCAGAAAACCTCATGGCAGGGCTAGCTATTGGAATGTCTTTTGAAGGATTTAGACCAGTCGTTTATTATGAACGCCATGACTTTATGTTGGTAGCGGCCGATGCCATCATTAATCACGCTAACCACATTGAAAGAATTTCTCATGGAGAATACAAATGTCCAGTTATTTTTAGGACTGTAGTTGCTGATAGTAGTCCTTTTTATTCCGGTCCTACACATTCTCAAGATTTCACAAAAGGATTTAAAGAAATGGTTTCTTTTCCAATTTACGTTCCAGACACCGGACTCGAAGTATTGCAAGCTTATAAAAAAGCTTTTTGGTCACAAAGACCCTCTATGATTGTAGAAAGAAAAAGCAAATTCTAATGGAAAAAAAAATATTAGTAATAGGAGATAGCTGTAGAGACGTTTATGTTTATTGTTCAAGCGATAGAATGTGTCCAGATAAGCCTGTTCCTGTATTAAAAGTAGTAGATCAACAAGAAAATCCCGGAATGGCGAAAAATGTTTACAGAAATATTGTATCTCAAGTTAAAGAATGCGACATAATAACAAATCTCAACTGGTATGATATTTGCAAAACCAGATACGTTCACGAGTCGAGTAATCACATGTTTTTTCGAGTAGACTCTGACGAAAAAATAGAAAGAATTAACGTAAAAGAAATAGATTACGATTACGATCATATAGTCATTTCCGATTATAATAAAGGATTTTTAACAGAACAAGATATAGAAGAAATTTCTAAAAATCACAAATCAGTATTTTTAGATACTAAAAAAATTCTCGGTGAATGGGCTAAAAATGTAAAATTTATAAAAATTAATAATCACGAATATAAAAGATCCAAAAACTTCATCAACAATGAAATATCCGGTAAAATAATACAAACATGCGGAGAAAATGGCTGTTTATATAAAGGTGTGAAGTACCCAGTTAAAAAAGTAGACGTAATCGATGTTTCTGGAGCTGGAGATTCTTTTTTGGCTGCTTTAGTGATTGAATATTCCCGCAGCAATAACATTATTAACGCAATAAAATATGCCAACAAATGTGCAAGCAAAGTTGTACAAGAAAAAGGAGTAACCATAATTCAACATGCCTATAACAGTAGAAATCTTAAAGGAAATAAAAAATAATAATATTTTTTTAGAAACTGGAAGTTTTTTGGGAGATGGAATAGAAAAAGCTTTAAAAGCTGGATTTAAAAACACATACGAATGGATCTATAAACAAGTAAATAAAAAGCTATGAAAATTATCGTAACAGGAGTTTTGGGACAAGACGGCGCAAACATGGTTGAGTATCTTCTCGCAAATACAAATGCAAAAATCTTTGGCGTGTTTCGTCGAACAGCTAATCCAAACTTTGTTAATTGCCAAAACTTTATCAAGAACGAAAGATTTAAATTCATATACGGAGATCTCTCGGACAGTATCAGTCTGGATAATTTAGTAAGAGATATTCAACCTGATTATTTTATTAATTTTGCAGCCCAATCATTTGTGGGTTGTAGTTGGGAGATTCCGCTTCAAACTTTTGACGCTAATGCCACAGGCGTGGCTAGATGTCTTGAAGCTGTTCGTCGCTTTCAACCAAAGTGCCGTTTTTATTCTGCTGGGTCCAGTGAAGAATTTGGAGACGTACAATATAGCCCACAAGATATTCTTCATCCAGTAAGACCAAGAAGCCCATACGGAGCCAGCAAAGCTTCCGCTCGTCATCTAGTAAAAATTTATCGCGAGTCTTATAATTTGTACGCTGTTCATGGAATACTTTTTAATCATGAAGGCACAAAACGGGGTGAAGAATTTGTAACTAGAAAAATAAGCAAAGGCGTAGCTCGTATTAATTACGCTATTAACAATAAGCAACCTTTTAAACCTATAGAACTCGGTAATCTTGATGCAAAAAGAGATTGGTCAGACTCTGAAGATTTTGTTGATGGAGTATGGAAGATGCTCAACCAAGAAAAGCCAAAAGATTATATTCTCTCTAGTAACGAAACTCATTCAATTAAAGAGTTTGTAGAAAAAGCTTTTAAAGCCGCAGGAATCGAAGGAGTATGGCACGGGAAAGCGGAAAATGAAGAATTCAGTTTGCCTAATTATTTGATAGAAGAAAATGATATCCTATCTTCTGTTCTCGTTAAAATTAATCCAAAATTCTATCGACCAGCAGAAGTTGACCTTCTTTTGGGCGATTCCACACCCGCAAGAAACGAATTAGGATGGAAGCCAAAAATTTCGTTTGACGAACTAGTATCTCGTATGGTAAAGTTTGACATTGAGAATCACAAAATCTAGTGTAATAGATAATCCATGAATAATAAAACGTTAATATTCGACGAGCAAATTTCACGCAAGCCAGATTATTATCCGTTTTGTCAAGAATTTATATCAGCTATGTGGGCTGGGCATTGGACCCCAAATGAGTTCAACTTTAAAAGCGACGTTCATGATTTTAAAACTAGACTTACAGACGAAGAAAGAAAAATTGTAGAAAAAACGCTGTCAGCGATTGGTCAAATCGAAGTCGCAGTAAAAACATTCTGGGCAAAAATGCCAGAAACATTAAAACATCCATCGCTTTCTGACTTGGGTTATACTATGGCAAATGTTGAAGTTATTCATAATATAGCTTATGAAAAGCTTTTGAACGTTCTTGATCTTAATGAAATTTTTGAACAAAATCTTAAATTAGACATTATTCAAGGTCGCGTAAAGTATCTTCGCAAGTATTTGGAAAAAAACTACGATGATCAAAAAAAGCAATATGTTTACGCGATTATTCTTTTTACTTTGTTCGTAGAGAATGTTTCTCTTTTTAGTCAATTTTATACTATTTTATGGTTTGGACGATACAAGAACGTATTAAAGGATACTAATCAACAAGTTCTTTACACAAAGAATGAAGAACTTATTCATGCTCAAGCGGGAATAAAGATTATCCAAATCATAAAAGAGCAGTACCCAAATCTTTTCGATAGAGAGCTTGAAGATAAAATCACTTCAGAAGCTAAAGAAGCTTTTAAAGCGGAGTCTAAAATTATCGACTGGATGATTGGCGACTATTCTGACAAGCGCATTAATAAAGATATTATCAAAGAATATGTAAAATTTAAAATCAACGATTCTTTGAAGCAGATTGGTTTTAAGGAAATTTATGATATTGATGATAATTTATATAGAGATTTTGAATGGATGAACGAAGAAGTCCTTGGAAATAATATGACTGACTTCTTTTATAAGCGCCCAGTAGATTACTCAAAGAAACACACTAGTTTTGAATCGGCAGATTTGTTTTAATAAAAAGCGATTCCCTTGACTTTTGAAGATAAACATCTAATATCATCTCAAGAAATGATATCTAATACAGAAAAATATTACTGGCTCAATGAAAAATCTCGTGATTTTTTAAGCAAAGATTACCTTGTTGAAGGGCAAACTCCAGAACAAAGAATTCGCGTTATATGCGAAACTGCTGAAAAAATTCTTAACAAGGATGGATTCGCCGATAAACTAGAAAGTTATATTGCCAATGGATGGATCAGCTTATCCACTCCAATTTGGGTAAATTTTGGAAATGAAAGAGGACTACCTATTTCTTGTAATGGAAGTTTTGTCCCGGATACTATGGAAGGTATTCTTGAAAAAACTTCCGAAGTTGGCATGATGACAAAGTATGGATCTGGCACTTCTGCTTATTTTGGCGACTTGAGGCATCGCGGCGCTTCAGTTAGTGTAGGTGGAACATCTTCTGGATCTGTGCATTTCATGGAACTCTTCCAATCGGTTAGCGATGTGATTTCGCAATCAAACGTCCGTAGGGGTTCTTTCGCCGCCTATCTTCCTGTCGAGCATCCTGATATCGAAGAGTTTTTACGTATAAAAAGCGAAGGTCACACTTTACAGCATATTTCTTTCGCTGTATGCATTGGAGATGAATGGATGAAGCAAATGCTCGCTGGAAATAAAGACAAGCGAAACATTTGGGCTAAAATCATTCAGAAACGTTTTGAGTCTGGTTATCCTTATCTTTTCTTTACAGATAACGCTAACAATAATAAACCTCAAGTTTATAAAGATAAAAACGTAAAAATCTACGCTTCAAATCTTTGCAATGAAATTTGCCTTCCTTCTAATCCAAAAGAGTCTTTTGTTTGCGATCTATCTTCTTTAAACCTTCTGCATTATGATGATTGGAAGGATACCGATCTTGTAGAAACTCTCGTTTATCTTTTGGATGCTGTTATGGAAGAATATATTCAAAAAACAGAAAATATCCCATTTATGAAAGCAGCAAACACTTTCGCTAAAAATCACAGAGCTATTGGTGTCGGCGTTCTTGGGTGGCATTCTTATCTTCAGTCTAAATTAATAGCCTTTGAATCTCTAAATGCTAAACTTATTAACGCGGGAATTTGGAAATTTATTAAAGAAAAATCTCATCTCGCCAGTCAGCGACTTGCAAAGGAATATGGTGAACCATCAATCCTTAAAGGATATGGATTTAGAAACACAACAACAATGGCTGTAGCTCCAACTACTTCATCTTCATTTATTCTGGGCCAAGTATCACCATCAATTGAACCTTTGAATAGTAATTATTTTGTAAAGGATTTAGCTAAGGGAAAATACACTTATAAGAATCCTTATCTTAAGTCTTTATTAGAGTTAAAAAATCAAGACACAAAAGAAATCTGGCAAGATATCCTCAAGAAAGGCGGATCAGTTCAACATCTTTCTTTCTTATCTGAAGAAGAAAAAGATGTATTCAAGACTTTTGGAGAAATTTCTCAAAAAGAAATAGTGATTCAAGCCGCTCAACGTCAAAAATATATTGATCAATCTCAATCGTTGAATTTAATGATTCATCCAAAAACTTCTCCAAAAGAAGTTAGTCAGTTATTGATTTTTGGTTGGGAAAATGGTGTTAAAGGTTTTTATTACCAAAGAAGCACCAATCCAGCGCAAGAACTAGGAAGAAACCTGACTGAATGCAAGAGTTGTCAGGCTTGACAATTCGATAGGAATATCAAGTTTAAAAAGTTGAAAAACATTTTCACAAATATAACATAAACTACACATATAAATATGAGCAAGACTACTGCAAAGACAGCCGCAAAGACAAGTGGACCATCTGGTCCAACCACTGGTCCAACCACTGGTCCAACCACTGGTCCAACCACTGGTCCAACCACTGGTCCAACCACAGGTCCAGCAACTGGTCCAAAGTCTAAGAGCAAGTAAAAATCTATAACAACAAAAAAAGCCGCCTTAAAAAAGCGGCTTTAATTTTTTCTATTTTAGCAAAATCAGTGTAAAATTATACATATGAAGTTAGAATTAGATTTTTCAGAACAAATTCGAGCCGCTAAACAAAAATTCGGTGGTAAAAATCGCAAAGACCTAAAAGATAGTGACTTTCTATTTCCAAAAGATCGCTCTTTCCCAATCATGACTCCTCAAGACATAAAGGATGCAGTAAGTAACTTTGGCAGAATGAAATCCGACATGTCCTATGAAGAATTTCTTAGTAAACTTTATCATTTTGCGCAAAAAAAAGGTCCAGAATTCGTAAAGGCTCTTCCTGAAGCTTCTAAAGAAAAACTTAATATCAAAAAAGACTAATTAAATTTTTAAAAATATACCCATGAATATCGTAACTAAATTTCTAACCTTTTATAATCAAACTAAAATTCTGCATTGGCAAACTCTATCATACGCAGAACATAAAGCCCTTGATGGTCTTTACGAAACCCTAGAAGACAATATCGACGAATTCGTCGAAACATTCATGGGTAAATATGGAAAAATCGTAAGCGAAAAGACTTTTAATCTTTCTTTAGAGAATTACTCTAATCTTTCTCCTATGGCTTTTATGCTTGAAATTGAAAAATATCTAATAGACGAACTTCCAACAATGCTAGACGCTAAAAAAGATAGTGATCTATTAAACATTAGAGATGCTATTTTGGGAGATATTAATCAAACTAAATACCTCCTAACTCTCAAGTGATATGAATATTTCAGTAAATTTTTCCAATCAAATTTTAGCTTCCAAAGAAAAGAAAGCCCTAAATAAACCTTTTAGAACCCCCAAAGGTCCAAAGAAGTTTTCGGTTTATGTTAAAAACGACAAAGGCAATATTGTAAAAGTAAATTTTGGCGATCCAAACATGGAGATTAAACGCGATCAACCTAGCAATAGAAAGAGTTATCGCGCCCGTCATCATTGCGACACAAGCCCCGGTCCTCGTTGGAAAGCTAATTACTGGTCTTGCAAAATGTGGGAAAGCAAAAAAACAGTAACTAATTATACTTCAAGAGCTAGTATGGACGAAGTCGTTCACCAATGGGATGGAGAAACCATTTGGGAACAAAAAGATTTACTAACTTTATTACCTTCTTTAGCTAATGTAGTAGAAATTACAGAACCAGACGAAGAACTCAATGAAGCTCCTGATGATGAAACTCAAGAAGGGGAAGATCCAGAAGATGAAGAAACTGAGTCTTTAGAAGCTAAATCTGCTGAGATGGCGATAGCTCAATTAAAATACGTCTCAGAAACCACTACGGACCTAGTAAATAAACTAGCAATGGATGTTGAACTTCAAAAAGCAATCGCCGAACCTTGGATACTTAGTAAAGTTTCTCTAATGGAAGACTATGTTTTTTCTGTATACAATTATTTAGTATATCAAAACGAAGTGTCTTTTGCTGAATCAAAAACCTTTAAAGTTGGCGATGCCGTAGTAAATATAAACCCCACTTGCAAACATCATGGCAGCAAAGGTTTAGTAACGGAAATAAAAAACCTACCTGATGACATGGGCATGATAGCCTGTTATAAAGTAGAAAATGAAGGCCCTAACTATAAAAAAGGGGATATTTTAACTAAAACATTAAATCAATTAAAACCAATACTTAAAAAATGAAATCAAATTATACACTAGATAATCAAAACTTCATCGCCGAAGTTTCTATTTCAAGCATGATTCAGGAAGATGAAGCTGCTCTTCATTCTTGTTACATGGATCATTGCACTGCCAATGGAAATATGGATGTTGATACCGAAACGATGTCTGCTTCAGACGCTAAGTATATGTGCGGAATGTCATATATGAAGAATCGCGCAGCATTAAATCACCCTTCCGGTGAACTAACCGACGAACAACAAAAACTTCCAGACGCGCTTAAGAAAGAAATTCTTAAAAAACATCACAAAGCTGGAAGAATTTCTGAAGCAGGAACTAAACAAATGAAACATTTGGGCTGTTCCGCCGAAATGCAAGCAGAACCAACTGCTAAATTCGTGCAGGAACCCGCTCCAGAAAACGACGCTTTTCTAAAAACCGCCAAGGAAGATGGTTTAAAAGAGGATGATAAATTAAAAGAACAAAACAAAAAAGATGGCCCGAAGCATCCCGAACTTCAGAGTCCAACTTTTCAAAAGTGAAAACACTAACCGCTAGGCAACTAGCGGTTTTTTTATGCCTTGACATAATGGAAGCCTTGCTGTATAACGTAACAAGTGAAACTGAATAAACGAAAACTGCTTAAAAAATTGGTTACGTTTCCAACTAAACCAACCAGACTATTCTGGGCTAAAGAGTTTAAACTACTCAATGATCTTATAGAAAAATTTCCAAAGGTTGAATTTTGGGAGAAAGCTTCATTTAAACCAGTTCCTTCTGTAGCTATATTATTAAGTACGGAACTATCCAATTTGAAACGTCAGTACGACCTATTCTTCTTTCAACCGCAAATCAAAGAAGAAAAAATTCAGCTTGGAGAAATGGTCGGAGAAAGCTACAATATCGCAGTAAAACATAAAACACTAAGAAATTTTTTAAATGACTAAAAAAGCAAAAGAAGCTGCAAAAGAATCCGCAACAGAAGAATCAAATTCAGACGTACTAACTTCTCAACAACAATTAAAAAGCTTTCTGAAAAAAAATAAAGAATCACATTACAATTTCGAAGAGTCTGTGGAGTATAAAGTTTCAAGTGGAAGCTTACTGTTTGATTATCGTCTTAGTGGCGGTTTGGGAACGGGCCTGCATCGATTTATAGGCATTAATGAAGGCGGAAAAACCTCATGCGCTCTTCAGTTTATGAAGAGTTTCTTGGATCAACCTAAGAAACGCAAAGGATTCTATGTTAAAGCTGAAGGAAGGTTGAGTAAAGAAATGATCGAAAGATGTGGCGTTAAGTTTGTATTCAATGAAGATGAATGGGTAGAGGGTACTTGTTTCGTATTTGAATCCAATATTCACGAAACGGTATTCGACGCCTTCAGAGAACTGGTTGGTAAAAACGATGAAAAGATTCAATATTTCTTTCTTCTGGACTCTGTTGATGGATTAATCCGAAAAGGAGATTTAGATAAAACATTCGAAGAATCTCAGAAAGTTGCTGGCGGAGCAGTAATCGCCGCCGATCTAATGAAGCGTATGTCGATTGCTCTACATAAGCGTGGTCATATTGCTATCTTTATTTCTCAAGTTCGCGCAGACATCAAACTAGATCCATACACAAGAGTTCCAATTCGTCAAACTACAGCCACAGGAGGAAATGCTTTGCTGCATTTCGCTAACTGGATTATTGAATTCGAAGCTCGTTTCAAAGGCGACCTTATCCTTCGGGATGATAAAGCTAATTATGATGAACAAAAGAATCCATATATTGGGCACACCGTAAAAGTAACAGTTAAAAAGTCTCCAAACGAAAAGACTAATTCAGTTATTAAATATCCGATTTGTTATGGGAGAAAAAATGGAACTTCCAACTGGATCGAAAAGGAAATTTTTGACTTTTTGCTGATGTGGGGTTTTGCAGAACAAAAAGGAGCATGGATTATTTTTGATGAAGATTTCATCGGAATTCTAAAAGAAGCTGGTTTTATAGAATTTCCGGAAAAGATTCAAGGAACCGCTAAGTTCGAAAGTATCATAAATGACAATGAAAAACTAAAGAAGTTCTTATATAATTATATCAGCAACAATCTTCTTAATTTCGAAAATGGAATTCCTAACGCTGAATAATAAAAAAAGACGTTGTAAAGACATCAATAAAAAATTGATATCTTGGGATGGCGGAAGCAGAAGTAAATTCCAACAAAAAGTTAAACTCTTTCTTAAAAAGTATTGGAGTAATAATATTGTTTTTGAAGAGCTTCCTATTGTTGGGACGCGGTTAAGTCTCGATTTTTACAATGCAAATAAAAAAGTAGCCATCGAAGTACAAGGTAGACAACACACGGCATTCATAGAATTCTTCCATCAAAATAGAATGAATTTTCTTCATCAACTACAAAGAGATAAAGCTAAAGAAAAATTCTGCGAATTAAATAGTATCAAATTAGTCACTATCTACGAGAAAGATACTATCGATGCAGCTCTTTTCGAGTCACAAGGTGTAATATTATAATGAATCATGAAAAAAGAAGCTAACTTAGAAAGTTTTAAACAATTTAAGATACCAGAAAACTTCTTCAATAAATTATTCGAGTTTACAGGTTCCGATGAATCCTCCAAGGGGTTCATCGTGGCTTACGTGTCTCAGGATGGTTGCCCAATGATTTATACTAAAGTTGCTAGTCCGATAGTTGAGATGGGCCTTATAAAGGCTTTAGAGAAGTATTTATTGGAAGTTGATAATCCTGAAGAAATTGTTGACTCATCAGATGTGTAGTGGTACAGTTAGACCTAATGATTTACTCGTATGATTTAGAAACGCAATTGCTAGCTGGATTGGTTAAATACCCAGAGAGATATTCAGATGTAGCGACTTTTATCACAGAGAAAGACTTCTGGAGTGAAAGTTCAAAAATTAATAGAACTATTTTCTCAGTCCTCAAACAGGCGATTGAGAATGGCGAGACCATCGATGAAGTGGTAATTTCTCAAAGAGTTAAGAATTACGGAATCTCTTTTGAGGACAATATTAATCCATCAGATTATATCGAATCTCTTAGTCTTAAGAAGATTTCTCCCGATTCAGTAATCGCAGTAGCAAAAGAGCTTAAAAAATACACTATTCGCCGTGAGATAGCTCTTTGTTGCAGTGATATAACGAAGAAGATGCGATCCATCTCTCCATCTTCTGAATATTCGAACATTATCGAAACGGCAGATAAGATTTATAATGATCAAATAAATCTTTATGAAAACGGTTCGGATAAGCCAGAAAATATTTTTAATGAGATGGAAGCCGTTATCGAAGAGCGCGGAAACAATCCCGTAACAGATTTCGGTTATGTTGGCCCCCATCCCAAAATTCAAGATATCTACGGATCTCTTCTGCGCCCCGGAAACATCACGGTTATTGTAGCTCGCTCTGGCGTAGGAAAAACTCAGCTTTGTTTAGATTTTGCTACAAAAGCTTCAGAGATGCACAAAGTTCCGGTTCTTCATTTTGATAATGGAGAAATGAGTAAAGAGGAACTCATGTTTCGCGAATGCGCTGCGCTTTCGAAAGTCCCAATGTATCTACTAGAAACTGGAAACTGGCGCAAAGCAGGACAGGACGTTGTAGCTAGAGTTCGTTCAGTCTGGAAAGATATTAAAGAAAAGTATCGCAATTTATATTACTACAACGTAGGAGGAACTAATGTTGATACTCAAATTAGTATTCTTAAAAGATTTTACTATTCAAAAATAGGCAGAGGTAATCCTTTGTTTTTTAGCTTCGATTACATTAAAACCACCAGCGAAGGCAATGGACAATCGAATAAAACAGAGTGGCAAGTTGTCGGTGAGATGGTTGATAAATATAAACGCTGCATTCAAAAAGAGCTTTGCGTAGACAACAAGCCTTGCGTTTCCATGTTAACCTCAGTACAGTCTAACCGAACCGGAATCGTAACGAACAAAACATCAAATAATGTAGTTGACGACGAAAGCATTGTTTCTCTTTCAGATCGAATCACTCAGTTCTCTTCTCATATGTTTATTTTGCGTAATAAAACTCTTGACGAACTTCAATCAGAAAAAGATTTCGGCACTCACAAACTCATCAATGTCAAAGCTCGTCATTTAGGTCGAGATATTGCCGGAGCGATTAATCCTGTTAAAATGCCGGATGGTTCTTTTAAAAAGAATTTCATCAATCTTGAAATTGCAAATTTCTGCGTTACAGAAAAAGGTGATTTACGAGATATCGCCGATTCAATCAGCACAGTAGCAAACGTAGCACAAGATGGATCTGACGATGTCCCTGACTTACATAACTAATAAGACCGAAAGATTCGAAAGAATTCTTATCGATCTTGGATACGAACTGTCTGATCGCGGTAAATATTGGCAATCAAGTGCCCTTTATCGACAAGGAGACAATAGAACTGCGATTCAAATTTGGAAAAACACAGGCGTATGGCGCGACTACGTTGCTAGCACGTCATATCA